TTTTTTCATACTGTGCAAGCACAGCGTCGAGTGCATTTCCCATAATTTTTTCTTTTTACTCTGTTAATTGTTTCTCTTAAACTCATTAATAAGTATAGTCTTATTACCTAAAAAGTCAACTGACCAAAAAGAAAAAGACCACTCATTTGAGTGGCCTTATAATATATAAAATTGTGTGTATTGTCAAGTGTTATTCTTCGTCATTGATAGGACTATCAAATGACTTTTTGATATCTGCATCTGAATAGTTTTCTACTTCATCAGAGGTCAAAACGTATTCGTTCTTACCTGTTTGTTGCATCTCAACTTCTTTGTCAGCGAAGAAGTCTGTCAACTTCTGATTGTATGGATAACTATCCAAACTTCTCAATTGTAATTTCTCTTCTGGTGACTTCTCACGATATTTCTCAACCTTAGCTTCGATGTCATTAATCTTTGTTAAGATTTGGTCCATCTGTGACAACTTGCTTTCTAAGTCGTTCAACTTATCGAACATTGAGTCCATATACTCATCTTGTTTATCTGAGATTTCGTTTTGCTTGTTTACTAAATCTGTAATCTCTAACTCTTCAGTGTCACCACCCATGTCTTCACCTTCAACATTACCCTCGTCGTCAACTTTCTCAACATCAGGGTCAGTCTCAATATCAACAGGTTCTGGAATTTCTTCAGCATCCGTATCAACATCCATATCTAACTCTAAATCATCACCACCTTCAGGTGCGTCAACAGGTGCTTCTTGCTCCGTCAAATATTTGTTGATTGAGTTATGTCTTTTTAATTCTTCTAATATTTTATTATCTACTGACATCTTAATCTTTTTTTTACCCGTTTAATAATGTTTTCACACCATGAGGTGTTTCAACTTTAAGGGTTCTGTTTACTTGTCTTGTATTATCAACTCTCTCAATAAGTCCGTCTCTCATACTAACGGTATAACAGTCTCCTGTGTCTAAGTCACAAACTTCTTTGTAACCATTTCCGGCATCTCTTTCAGTAATTCTCGTGTCTTTTGACAAATACTGGTCTAATAATGATTTTACGTTCATAATATTACTTTTCTATATAAATATATCGAAATACTTAATTTTCTTAGAATGCACTTACATACCAATTAATTCCTCTTTTAAATGAAGGAACAACCGCATCATATCTGTCCTTTATACGTTGTTCACTTGCGTTTGCTGGACTGGTAATAATTCTATCAAACTCGGCATCTGTTCCTATTTGTGAATAAAGATATTTAATGTAAATTTTTGCATATAGTTTTTCATTTTCATCTACATATTCAGGAAGACCGATTTGGGTCATATCATTGGATACTGATGATGTGGTCAACACTGTCTTAACAACATCCATACTTGTTTTCCAATCGATAAATGACGCTAACGGTCTATTTTGACTTCCATTATTAACACAAACCTGACCCTCAATATCGGTATATAAAATACCTCGTAATGTTGTAACATCTGTAGTTAAATTAGCAAGATTACCATTTTTAAACTTAATTACCCCACCTGTTACATTATTTTCAACCCATGGTATCAACGCAATAAGTCTACGAATATTTTCATTGGATAGTGTTATATCATCAACATAAGTTTTTATTTCAGAATACGGTAACGTTTCATCTCTAAGGGTAACATATGGTAATGTTTCATATTCGGCAATCGGCGAACAGAAGGTTTGATTAACTTCTTCAACCTCTCCACTTACACCAGTACTAGATGGTGTTGCATCCTCTGTTGCTCCGTCAGCATTTTGGTTACTTTCCGCCGCTTTTTCTTCACTGTTATAGGTATCATTAAGTTGTTGTAATATGTCTAAATTGACACTCATTACTAAATCTTTAACATCAGGGAATGAGTATTTAGACATTCTAACTCCACTAAATGTTGTTGTAAAATTACCTGGAGTGATACTATGGTTCACATCTAAAATCCAGTATGGACCTGTAAACATAGGAACATATCTCAAGTTAAAATACATCGTAGGTTGTATCATGACATTACCCATTGATACGAATTGGCAATTATAACTTCTATTTTTATATATGTTATACAATGAAGTCGATTGTTGGAAAGTTTTAGAACCTTTGGCTTGGTTTGCAATCTCGGTGGTTATTAAGAAAGATTCAGAAGTGTCTTTGAATTGTGACTGGTCCAAACTCACGGACTGGAAAATTCCTTGATTCCTAACACCAAAATCTACATTAAAGGCAACAACTTTATTTGAAAGAGCATAATCATCTTTATCTGATTGTTCTTCTCTAAGTGCGGGGTCTTTAAAGAATTCTACACCATCATTACCATAACGATAATCAATATTATTTTCTAAGTTCAAATGTTCTGAAACTCTATCCGTAAACAAACAAAGGAATTTAGGTCGGTTATCTAAATAATCTACCTCAGCAAATGTTCCAAATACGCTCGAAGCGGAGTCTTCTATCCCCTCTTTAGGTGTGGCACCTGGTGATGGTTCTGCTATACCATAGAAATTTGTATAACTAGGTAATGCCATGAATAACATGTTATTATTTGTAATCAGGTGACCTATTAAAGTATAAACAGAATTTTTACTATTTCTCGCATTTAAAAATCTTCTTAATCCATCAACGTTCACTATTAATTTGTCACCAATATTCCTGTTGGCTCTATCCAAAAATAAGAAATCTTCAAAAATTGTTCTTTCTTGAAAATCTCCACCCGCAATCCATTTATCATTCAGTGTCTTGAAAAATTCATATAACTCTAATTTTACCACATCACCCTTCATTGAGGATTCAATCTTATCATTTTCTTCTGTGATATTTGGTAAGTCTTGGTTTAATTTTCTAAATAAAATATTTTGAATATCCTGTTGTGACGTATTAAGTAATGACAGGTAATCATTGAACATAGTATCAAAATTAGCCTTTGTCATTGATGGATTTTTGAATTTTTGAGTAGCGTACATTTTAATAATATGACTAAGCAGTCTTACATTAGTCTCTGTAAATTCAACGTTCATATCAACAAAGAAATCCGTAATAACTGACCCACTATTTGTGTAAACATACCCATCCGCAAAATATCTACCAACAGATAGGTTCAATGCTTCCCACGCCTCAGGGTAATTAGCCTGACTTTGAGCTAAAGTAATAGAACCACCCGCGGTCGGCAAAGAATTAACTACGTAATTACCAAAATTAATTTTTTGATTTGGATGATAAGAATCATCACTACTAAATGAATTCCATACTCTTCTATCGTAGTAAGTCGGATTACCTTGTTTGTAAATTACCTTACTATCCAATAGTCTTCGAATACCTTTTTTAAAACCATATTTTTGTTTTTCAGCAATTAATTTACCATCGACTTCTCCGACACCTGTTAGTGCGGGTCTGTCAACAAAGAATAAGGGTTTAAGTGTGTCTAATAGGTGTGGATATTCACTATTAACCAAATCCCTATTAGGGTCTTTACAAAATTTTAAGAACTCAGTTTCAAAAATGTTTAAAACATCTTCATTAAATACCGCAAAAATTTCTTCAATTCTAGAATATTCAAACGAGTATAATAAATCAAAACTATTTTGATTGTCATTATTCGTATCGATAGATTTAATATATTCATAATAGTCCGGTTTGACCACCGCAGAATCATCAAAATACCCGTAATGTGATACCCCCCACAATGATTTTACAGAACCATCATATAAAGTTTGTCTCAAAGGATTTTTAACATTGTTGGCAGCATCAGTAACTTCATATCTATGTTGATTAAAGTCATCACCACCAGCCGATGGATAACATATCACTTTTGCAACAGATTCATCACTATGTAAATCGGGTGAATCATAGAAAACGTAGTTGTTTACAATAGAAAGACTCTTAGTTGGGTCACCATCAACATTACCAGGTATATAATTAATATTTGCATTACTATTTGAATAAATTTTCAAACCCTTACCACCCAATTGAGTATTACCTTCACTATAATTTGTAAAATCTGATTGAGTATATCCAGTAATAAATTCCTGATATGAAAATAGATAATTTATATCATTGACAAGTTTAGGGTAAAACCCAACATTAACTCTTTGTGTTATATTACCAAAAGTATTTACGTTACTATCATCCAACGAAACAGTTGTATATCCAGTACCCGCAGGAATTTTATATGTGGTTGTTTTCTGTGACGTTACAGGGTCGAATAATGTATTTTCATTAATTGGTTTCCATATATCATCCAATATGTCTACCTGTTGTTGAACATATTTTTTATACCTATGCCAAATAGAACCGTATTTAACGACCCATGCATATGGTAATTTATGTAAAGCGGCAAATTTATTATAGACTGCAAAATTATAGTCACCAAATGGTTCGTCGATTTTACCTCTATTCATTTTTTCTCTTAAAGTTTGTAGTGGTAATGAATTAACAAACAAATATCCTAATCCGACATTAGGATTTTCAGTTCCATTCTTCCTTTTAGTAACCGCATCATCAATCGCATTAATAAAGTATGGTGTGTTTAATAATGAAGTTGTTTGCACTGGGTTATCCACATAACCAGAATAGTTACCTGTATAGTCAACAACACCCTCAGTAACAAAGTATTCGTATTTACTAACTTTATCGGTGTATCTTTGTTTAATATTCAGCTTACTTGGTAATTCTATTGGTGGTGAATCATAATTATACCAAGTAGTTAACATAGATGGTGTGTATGAATAATCACCACTATCTACCGTTTGTGGGTCAAAAGACGCTAAAGCCTTTTTATAATCTAAAAAGAAAAAGGTTTTTGTAGTTTGATTTGCTAAATTCGCAGAACCAATAGTTGCACCATCTTGAATATTTGCCTTCAACCATGTTATGTCGGTTAATGGATAAACATCAGTAAAAGTAAGTCGATTATTGTCTGTGCTAATTAAATATTCTCTAAGTTTTTCTTGTGCCTCTACAGCTATTGTTGCTTTAGGAGAATCAGCATAGTAAGTTTCTAATGAATAAATCTTTTGAAAATTATTTTCATATTCTTGGATGTATGGTGTAACGAAAACATCAGAAATGTATTTACCCCAACTCGGACCATTACCCTCATTAGACACACTTCTCAGTACCGATTCAAAATTAGCAGCGTTTAAACCATAGTTTTTTAATTTCTTACTTAAAAATGTGTCTCTCTTAATCGCTTCGATTATTGTGGTAGCCTCAAACTCACCAACAACTTGAGCCATATTCAGTAAAGATTTTGGTAGTCTAAATAACTTAGTATAGTTTGAAGCCAAAAAAGTTCTTTCCCACAACTCATAAAAAAAACTAACTTGTGACAAGTTTGTATATGGTTCATTTCTATATGGGTACTCAACAGCATTAACTGATATTGCGTCAATTGTCTGTTTACTATTTTTATAATTTAGAGTTTTTTGTTCTTCTCTTCTTTGTAGGTCTGCCCTTATAAATTCTTCAGTAAATTCTACTTCAGGCCATTTATCATAAAGATATGCCCTTGTTCTCCCTTCACAACTCGGGTCACCCAAATATTTAATCACGTCTCTGACGTTTTTACCGTCGACTTCTCTTTCAAAGTATTGTGGCCATGGGTATATGAAGTTTTCATCTCCTTGAGAACCCAAAATAGAGTCTTTGGAATCCACACCATTTGTGGTTTCGGGGGAGATAATTACACTTTTTCTAACAGGGTCATCTTTCAGATTCCACGCCTCTCTATGTACTTCATCCATCAACCTATAAAAACCATCAACATTAGCAATCAACATTGCCATAACATTCCTAATTGTAGGTCTAAAACCTAAACCACCATCAGGGCTTTCAATTTTTATAGCTAAAGCCTCAGATAGTTCTTTTTTGATGATTTCTGCCTTATCTGTAAATTGTTTTTCAATAAGATTAATTTTATTAAAAAATCCACCAACTTTAAATTTACTACTGTGAGAAATTTCACCAAAAGTGTAGAAGACATTACTTAAATCGTCATCGGGCGTTAAATCCTTATTATAGTATTTCTTAATTAACTCAAAATTGGTATAAGTTTTAGCCGAAAAAGCAGCTAACTCAGCTTCATTAGGAGTAGAATTTGTTTGAACGATATATGTCTCCAACATATCAACATCTTCAAAATCAAGGGTTGTAATAATATCATTTGAAGAAATATCAACAGGAATTGTTGAAGATTTAGTTTTACCTAATATTGTATAATCTCCGTCATTTCCAAAAGTTGCGTTATCAGTAAGTTCTTTATTGTATTTATTGATTTTTGCAATCAAAGACGCCTGTGTATCTTTTTGGTTTTGTAAGTCACCTTCTAAAGATTTTTTGGATAAATAATAAACATTACCTTCTAAATCAATATATTTTTTTCCTGCATCTAAGTTTTTACCCGCCCAACTATTCTTAAGTCTTAACAGAGTGATATCTTGTCTATACTCAGATATTTTTGACTTATAATTTTCAATATCATTGAGGACTGACAAGTCTTCTTTGGTAAATTGTTGTTTAACAAACTCCTCGAGGTTTTGTAACCTTAGTTCTAACTGTGATAAACTTAACCTCGGGAGGTCTTCATCTATTAATCCTTTACTAACATAAGTTTGATAAACATTATTTATAATCTCTTCACCTCTAGTTTTAACGACAGGTTTTACGGGTGTTGTCTCCACACCGTTTTGTATTTGATTAGTTATGAAATTATTTACGGTCAACGCTAAATCAGGACTCAAATCAGTACCATTTGAATTTTCATTTACCAATACATTTTTTTCATACATATGAGGTAAAGCATATAACGCACCAAGAGATAAATCAGATAATAAAGCCGCTGTTCTACCTATGAATGAAATTGACACTTTATAGTTTCCGTCCGATGGGTCAAACCTAGCGTTAAAACTTTTCATCATAAGTTCATACTTGACCGCCTTACCATAATAACCCTTAACGGTTAGGTAAAATAATGGATATGGTAATTGGAAGAATGCTGAGTAAGGTGAATTTTCACCCAATTCAAATAATGTTCTTCCTTGAACATCTACCATATCAATATCAACTTGAGGGATAAATGATGCGTTGTTTCTAATTGATATATTTGTAATACCTAATAATTGAGTATCTTGTGTGTTTCTAACGGTTCTTCTATTGTCCTCAGTAATTTGTGTTTGATTTATTCCATTACCCTCTAATGCGTTTTGACCAGATAATTGGTCAGTATATGTTGCGTCCAAATAGTCTTTACCCTGAGGTTTAAGAAAATTAATTTTCCCATCTTCTGTTTCTCCAAATGTTGCAATGGTAAGTGTTGACGCCATTTGGTCAGTATTTACACCTAAAGCAAGTTTTGTTCTCGGAATGATATTTGCTTCCAAATTGGCATACATAATCAAATTCTCGTGTTCAACTAGTCTTTCCTCTAATTGTCCATCAGAATTGATAATTTTGTTGGGGTCGACTACTACAATATTATCTTCTTGCTCAAACGCAATCTTTTCCCCACCATAAAATTTTCTTGTATTTTTATTAACGGCCATAGTAATAGAAGTGTGTATCTAAAGCATTTTTATAATCTTGTAAGGATTGTGTCAATGGGAAAGGAATCATCAATACAGTCCCATCAGGAATATCCTTTTCAAGTGAGCCATATTGTGGATTAGCCATCTGAATTAACCAACCAAAATATGGTGTGTTATAAAATTCGAAACTAATCTTGTCCAATCTACTCATTCCTGCCCTATAAACATACCTCTTATCTGTCGTTTTTGAAGGCAATTTGACATTTGGAACAATAGTTTGTTGTCCATTCAATAAGAAATTCTGATATCTATCGTAATACTGCATTATTGTAATCTAACTTTACCGTTCCATTTATCAGGTTTACCTTCATTATTTCCACTATAAAGTTGTGTAATTTGTTTTTTCTGTGCGTCAGTGGCGTTAGGGTCATCAGCAAATGTAAATTTCCTTATCTTTCCTCTAGTATATGCCCCCACATTTTCTTCGTCTTGGTCTGAACTATTGTTATATGATTCAAATAAAGTTTTAATATTAGTTCTTGCTACTTGAAATTTTGTTTCCTGAGTGGTTATCAATTTTGATATTGTATCTTTCCATTTATCAGCGTTAGTAAAATTGTTTGTATCTACAAACGTTGACAATTCTTCGATAAGTGTTTGTTTATCATTTAATATTCTATCGAAGAATAAAAGATACATTCTTTTATCTTGTTCTGTAGATATAACATTTGTCAAAATGCGTGTTGTTAGATTTTCATCATATAGATATGTAGGGTTTGTTGTGACTATATCATTAACATCTAATACAATATTAAATCCATTCAATGCTTCCCCATTTTTATTATAATCATACTGTATTTCTTCTAATGTGTTTGTAAAATCATCAGTAAATGTTTCCGTAGTTGAGGTAAGAACATATACAATAGGAGTTCCTTTATCATTTATAACACCATCAATTTCTGTTTGAACCACATTTATTTTATCTAAGACTTCAATAAGTTCCAATTGTGCGTTACTTATCGTTTGTATCTCAGTGGCCATATTCACACTATAATTATTTTTCTGTGATTCTATAATTTCTTTAATCTTAGTTTTGTATTTTTTCAAGTCTTTATTCTTGAATTGTGAGGTATTGTTCGGAATAAGTGGAAAGGTTCCATTATCTACATCTGTCAAAGCCTTTGTGAATTGACTGTTTAACTTATCATCAATCTCTGCAGGTTTACCAAATAGATTTACATCTAATTCTGTTGGTGTAGTATCAATGGTAATTGTTCCACCTGTATATTTTCTATTTTTGGTAAATAATCTTAAACCTATCTCCCCATAGTAATTTGTTACTGTTTCTAAACTCGCAACCAATGTTTCTTTATATGCTTGTGACTTATCTAATAAGTCGTCCATAACATTTTTATATGTAATATCACCTGAAATAGAAACAGTACTAGCGGTGCTAATATCAATATTTTGTGCGGTGATTTCACCAATCGGATTCGCTCCGTTTCTACTGTTTTCATCCCCAATATTATTAATACCAAACGGTGTGTCAAATTGAAGGTTTGACGCAAACTCAGCATCTATTTCACTTCTATCTTCAGTGAAATCGGCTCTTTCATCATACATTTCTGTATTTGCGTAATAATTAAATGATAATGCGTTTTGTAGTTTTTCGATAGGTTGTTTGAGTCCATGTCCACCAATAAAGTAAAAAGAAAGACTTACATCCGCCAACATAGGTTGAACACCTATACCTTCGGGATTTAAATCCAATTGTAATGGTTCGTATCTAATACTCATTTGATTTATAGCTATTTTAGTATGCCAAAAATCACCAACCCTCAAAATACAAATAGGTGGTGTTCCAAATGATGTATTCAAAGCATCGTTTTGTAATGGTTTTCCATCGGGTCCTATCGTTGGTATTGTATCTCCTGGTCTTAAACACTGTTGTAGGAAAGTAAGTCTTGAGTTCAAACCTTCAGGTGTGATAGAGTGAAAGGTAGGATTAAAATATTTAATTTTTTCACTCATTTCTTGATATAAAAATGAAGTGTCGTCCGATAATTGTTCAAAATAATCACACTCGGTTAACATTCTTCTTAGTAGCCTTTTAGTTACATCCTGTCTAATTTGAAGTTCTTGAGTATTAATTGGCGCTCCTTGTCCTTTTTCAATTTTAGGAACTAAATTTGGTCCATCAGTAACAACATTATCATCAATGGAGCCGTCAGTAGGTTCAGGCTGCTCTACTTGCTCAGGTTCAATAATATCTATTTTTGACACCGATGCTCTACGACACGACATAGCTTGAACTGAATATGTCTTTTTTACTTCAGCGTAAGTACCAGTAAACTCTTCACTACAATTTCCCGTGTCTTCACCTTGTGCATCCTCACTAACGACTGTAATCTTACCTTTACTACCAGAATTAACACTCACCACTTGAGGGTCCTCAAGTATTTGTTTTTTTAATGAATCAAGACGTCTTTTAGAAAGGTTTTTATTATATTCACTACTATTAGGTGATGATGCAGATGCCTGTAAATGAATGTTAATTGTGTAATTATTGTTCGCCGCGTTTACCGCTTTGGTTATCAAGGAATTTACATTATCCATTGAGTTTGTTATCTCATCATCAAAAAAACTTTCTACTTCCGTCTCCCCACTATACTTACTTGCCTCGGTAATATATGTTGATTTTCTTGACAAGTATTCACTAAGATATGTTTCATACTTCGATATCGATGTAGTGGCGTTTGTAGAATAACCTTCAGGATAATCGTTATCAAAATAAACCTTTAACCCAGTAAACTCAGTATCCAAATCTGGTTTAACAGTTTCGATTTCAGGTGGTTTACTGTCTTGTTCGGGTCTTTCTGCAGGAATTTCTTCATAGTATTTTCTGAAAGTCTCAGGGTTTGTGGTTTTTGTCACAATTTCATATACGTCATTGAAAGTGAATTGTCCAAATTTTCTTAATAACTCATAGATGTCCAATGTTTTACATCCCGAGAAAAACGAATCAACAATTTTATTAACTTCAGTGTTATCAACATTTTTTAATTGTTTTTTCACCAACGTATTCAATACCGATGGGTGGTCAACCACAATTTTAAATGACAAACTACCTACTCTTTGTGTATTCGAATATGTGTATATTGGTTCAGGTCGACCTAAGAAATCATTACTATTCCATCTTGCGGTAATGTTTTCATCCACTCTTAAATCATAAGGTGGGAACCACATTATACGACCACCCGCTGGTCCTTTTTCACATTCGGGTAAATCCTGTTGTAATTTTGATGTTCTCCATGCTAAATTTTCCAAAGACAACATATATTTGGTAATATTCTCTCCGTTTCTTTGTCCAAAGTTTGTTGGGACTCCACCTTGTTGTTGAGGAGCTATGTTCAAATTATATGTGTTAGTCATTACAGAACCTGAGAATCCTCGGATATTTCCGCCCATTTTCTGTAAATCATTCATCTGTGAATACGGATTGTCTTTGGTGAAAATTCTACAGTATTCTTTACCTACTTCAATACCGTTTTCATTTATATACGTTTTGACCCTAGAACCTTTTGTAATTTCTCTTGTTCCATCATTAAAGATTCTTGACGCTTGGTCTATTGCTGTACCAACATGTGACGGACCGTCTGCCGATTCAATAAGTTTTTGTGTGTCGTCTAATATAGAACCAGGGGTGAAGGTATAGTTAGTAGATAATGTACCAGCCCATGTAGATTGGTCTGTATTTACCCCTGATTGAGTTTTGGTTGAAGCCCAGGTAAAACCTCCCTGTAGGTTAGGGTTGTCACCGGGTTCAACAGTATTTAAACCGAATTTGAATATTTGATTACCTTCATATTCATTACCAAGTGTTCCGTAACCATACACAGGTGCCATAACCTGAACACCGTCTTGATTTGTAGGTAATGAACCCGATGGACTATCAGCTAAAGAAGGGTCAGATTCTTTACTACCCACGTAATATCCTTGAACCGACTTGTCTCCCGTGAAAAAACTTACAATATCATCTTTGAGGTTATTTAATAATCCCTTATTGTAACTTGGTCCGTATCTATTATAATCTAATGACTTTAACAACGCAGACTTTTGTCCTCCCCCTGTGTTGTCCAAGAATGTTTGCATTCCCGTTTTCTCAGTTGGTAACTTCAATAAGTAATCGTCTTTCTTCGTGAATAGACCTGTAATTTTATTTACAGCTTGATTTACAAATAACTTACGTGGTTCGGCACTAAAATAGTCACCAGGTATCCATGAATATGGAACATACACACCTGAAATCCTTGAGATGTAGTCTAATCCTTTAGCTACAATATTGTTCGGAACAGAGATAGTCCAATCAGGTTCTATCAATTCTTGTCTACCTGTGATGATATCTCCAGCAATGAATGGGTCTTGTAAAGCACTAACAAAATTTAATCTACCTAACGTTTCTTGTCTAACTTCCTCACCTACCCTATACTCCATTTCATTTTTAAGTGATTTTGCAGCAATTTGCATCATCACAGAATCTTGTGAAACTGTTCCATCACTACCTTGTGGGTTCTCACTAAAAAGTATACTTGCAGGATTATAGAAAGACGATACAAATTTATAATAGGTATCTCTTTGGTTGACTATCTTTTGAACGTCTTGTACCACATATCTATCGTCATATCCACCAGGAGGACCATATTGATTGTTGATGTATAACCTTACTTCTTCTTGGTCACCGATTGTTTCTACTTCTTCACTATCAATAATAGAATAATCAGTCAGTTTTAACTCTGACTGTCCTGGGTTTGTAGTCGGAGAAAAACCATCACTATTAAAAGGTGGTAAGTTTCTTACCAACAGCTTTTTTCTGAAATCTTCAGTTGAATTAAATGATAGTGGACTTGGCATCTATTATATTTTCTTTATAAATAGATGGGTTAAATATTTTACGCGTTGTTATAACCCATAGTTTGAGAAGACATTCTCAGTTTAATCATGTTTGTTAGGTTTTCTAACATCTGAGGGTTATTGGCTAACATGTCCAAAGTTAAGAATCTACCGTCACCCTCTAACCTGATACTACCAGAGTGGGTAATTTGTAAATCTTCGAATGATATTTTTGGTGATTCTACATTACTTAAATTATTTTGTAAAACATTTGCAAATTCTTTTGGGAGATTACCCATAATCTGTTCGGTGTTTCTATCTTCATTACCACCCATTAAATCCGTACCGGCAATTACGGTGTCATTATCATTTAAATGTATTGAACCTTCAGGACCTGACAATACCCTGTTCCCATATCCAGGTAAAGATACTAAGTCGTCTCCGAGCTCAGTCTCACCCTCAAAAGTAATGGTTGCAACACCACTCACCCAGTTACTAAATTTCTCCATTGCACCTTCAAATATATTGGCCCCTCCTGTCATTGCTTTGGCAGCTTCATCCATCCCTTTAACTAATAATGTGGTTCCTTTTTCAAATAAGTCATTATCCATTACCGTGTCGGTAACACTTTTGAACGTCTTTCCTAATTCTACAACCGCATCTGAAAAGTTTTCAAAAGTCTCGTCCTCGGCAGACACCGCTTGTCCTGTGGTAATTTTTCTAATAATTAAACCTTGGTCATAGATTTCTTGTAATAAATTTCTCTGTTCTCTCGCAATATCATCGCTAGACTTTGCATTTTCTTTAGATTGCTCATTAAAGTCAACCCTCAATTTTTCAATTTCATTCTTTTGTAAATCTGCTGCGTTTTTGAATTCTATAATTGGATTACCTTCTTCATCAGTACCCCTATCAATAGCAAATTTTAATTCTCCTCCTTTATCTAATTGACCTATAGACGCTAAAAATTCTTTATCCTCATCACTATAACCTAAAAAGTCTAACTGTGAAATCTTATCTTGTCTTTCCGCAAAATTTAGAGCACCTTTAGCCAATTCATCATAATCAACACCAAGTTCTTTTGCGGTTGCCCTTAACCTTCTCATTTCTAAAACGCTAAGTTCGTATTTACCCGTCTCTTCGTTGAAAGATGCAGAGGCCGCAGTCGCTTCAACAATACTATCGAATAAACCATCAATATCATTTTGAGCCAAATTCATCAACTGAAATCCATCACCCAGTTGAGCGAGTTGACCACCCATCATTTGGAGACTAGCAGCGGCATCAATTGCACCTTCAGGGTCCAAAAACTTTTCGGCTAATGTAGTTACCGTATTAATATTAATCCTAAGTGCTTGAGCCTTTGCAACCATATTAGCCAATCCATCGACTCCATTTTGAAACTTAAATTGGTTCATTATTTTAAGGTTCTCACTAATAACACCCATATATTGAGAAACATTGACACCATAAGTTCTTGCCGTCTTGGCCATTCCTTCCATGTCCTTAAGTGCTGCTTCTGCCCCTATACCTATATTTTGAAATCCAGCAACTATTTTCCCTGTTTCTTCTGCCGTTATACCTGCAGCATCGGAAAATAGCATCATATTGGTTAGTTGTTCTGTAGTATATAAGACGTTTGTTTGAAGACTACTACTGATTTGAGTTAACAAAGTCGCATATTGTTCAGTAGTATACCCTAAGTCGGCAGTTTTGGCAACAGCAAGACCAAGGCTTTGTCTAATTTTATCAGCAAATTCAGCCCCTTGACCGAAGGTGTCACCCACAACCTTTTTTGCTTGAGTATCAAAAGCCAACATTTCATCTGCAAGTCCCTTTAAACTTTTCCTGAAATTCTCAAAAGCACCATTTAAGGACTTACCTTCACCCGCTTCATTTTGTAAAAACATTGATTAACCTTTTCTTATAAATATCACCTTCCTGATTTCCTTTGAGCTTCTTTTCTTTCCTCAATCTCTGTGATAAATTTATTGATAAAATATTTTCTCTCAAAGGTTGGCATTATCAACAAATCAGCATACGAAAACCCCATCTCTTTAACGAGATAGTAGATTTCATCAAGCATAACTTTTCTATAATCAGAAGAAAGGACGAAAAAACTCAGCCCCGAAGGTGATTCTTGCGGACACCTTTTCTCCTGACGGGGCTGTAAACACTCTCTCTAAGTCCAAACGTGGTTCAGCCTCTCTAAGAGTATTTCTAATATATTTAGAATCAGCAATAGGTAATACTTGAATTGCTGAGGCAATTTCCGCAGGGTCAGTTGAACCATCAAACTCTTTGATGTGTTTTTCTAACCTCTTTGTAATAACAGGGGCAACAACCCCTTCAGGATAAGCCTCTTGTAGTTTTGTAAGTTCTTGGGTATCACCAATAGTTAACAACTTACATTTAACTAATTTACCTGATTTTGGTAAGGTTAGTTCAAATAGACCATTCTCATTTGGTAGGATTGTCGGTTCTTTAACACTTAACTCATCAAGAGTTACAGAAGCATCAAACATTTTTAATGTCTTAGGGTCCCTTAAATTAAAATTATATTCGGAACCAAACGAAGTGTTTCTCAAGAAAATAAGAATAGCTTCAACATCACAGTCCAATAGTGAATTAACATCCATTCCTGGTTCGTATAATTTTGACCTCAACAAGTTTGGGATTAAGTTATCAGGATTTCTTTGTCCCAATAATGTATTTTCATCCGCAGCGGTCAAATAACCCACCTTTACAGATGATTTTCCGTTTTGATAAAACCTTCCTTTTGAAGGTAATGAAACCACATCGTGTGGTAAATTGAAGTCTTGTTGACCGTATTGTGCTGCTGTATCCATATCTTTAAATTAAAAAACCATAGAGAGTCTCCCCTCTATGGTTAAATATAAATGAACTGATTTTTTCGTAAAGAGTATATCTTAGTAAACTAATATACATCTATCTGGACGTAGTGTTGCCGTGATTGTTGCAATACCATCGTCACCATAACCAAGTGAATCGAAGTTCACATCAGTTAGGAATGTTCCTTGTAAAATCCACTTTTCAACTGCCACACCTGTTGGGTCTAACATTTCCAAGTTGATATTTTTCTTATAACCTGCAGCGTATCCCATACGACCCGTTACAGATTCTGCGTGTAAACGAACCCACTCCATCAACGCTTGAGAAGCAGAAGGACCGATTGGGTCACGGAATGTTACGTTAAGTGTGCTCCAAGTAAATCTACCAGCAACATATGTTTCTGTGTTCAAGAATGGAATTGGAACAGGGTTAATTGACACTTGAGGACGTGAAGTTGATTCAACGTACCAAGAGTTGATACCTAATGAAGAGTCAAAGGTCATGATGAACCTATTCTTTCTTTTTGGTTCATAAGGTACCGGCATTTTCATTAATAAATCAGCCATTGTATTTTCGTTTTTATATTTTTTTGTTTATTACTTATAAATAGTTGGATAAGGAAAAATATTTCTATTTACTTTTATTTTGAAAATTTCATTATATAGAAGCTAACTAGAAATTTTTATACTTCTTTTTTCTCTCCTCCTTTAGTTAAATAAGTCTTTACTGGTTTATCTCCCTCTGGATAAGCATTTTTCAAATAATCACCGATAGCCTTTAAATTTGCTGGGTCATCATCTGAAAAACCAATCTTAGGAACAAAATTGTTGTTTACATCATCCTTAAAGAACGCTCTTTGTCTCAATCTTGAAGCCATATCCTTCACATAAGAAACAAATCCTTGTAAGGCTTTAATTTTACCTTCTTCAGGGTTTGCAGCACTTCCCTCACCATAAGTTACAGGGTGGAACTTCAACATATCCAAATACTTTTCAATTAAGTCTTCGTCAGTCATACCCTCTTCACCCGCAAAATCACGGAATTTTTTAAGGTTTGAAACCAATTCCTCCTTGTTAATACCTTTATGATTGGTCATAATCATATTATATACTGCGTCCCTCAAAACAGACGGGGTGTGTCCTCTAGCTGTGATTATTGAGAAAATTGAACCTCCGTTGATTGCTTCAACAAAGTCGTCCCAAGATGGACCAACATCTGCAATCATAGAATCAACAATAAACTGTGCATCACCTTCAGTGGTAAAATTCCTATATGGATTATCCGCATAACCAACAATTGTCTCACCTTTGTATTCAAAAGGTTCCTTGTCAATTATATTACGATACTCCGCAAAGTCCTCAGTAGACATACCTACCTCGTTACCTTCCTCAGTTTTAACGATAATCTGTGTGGGCATCATCATAATATTATCATCCCAATCAAAAGCATAATACTTCATATCAGGACGACCCACGTCGTCAAAACCTTCCTTGAGTTCTTTTTCCTCAATATATTCTTTTAAGATTTTACGAATCATTACTCTGTTTCGTTTAATCTCTCAATTAATCTTTCTAATTGTTCTTCTGAAATCACAATGTTTTGTGGTTTTTCAGAAAATGTTTTAACACCGTTAGTTTCTACATTTAGGTGTTCCATTAAGTTTGATTTCTTAAATTCCATGTTCTTATTTTAATTAAACGTTTAATAAGGCTAATGGAGGCCACAAGTGTGACCTCCAAATTATAAATATATCAAATTAGATATCT